TGCGTCTGACATGCCGTTCAGCTTGTCCACAAATCCCTGTACGGCTGAGACTATGTTCCTAACTGTCGGCATCAGGATTTCCCCGAAGGATATTGCGAGTTCTTCCAGCTGTGATTTCAGTATCGTCAGCTGTCCGCCGAGGTTATCCTGCATGACCGCTGCCATGCGTGCGGATTCGCCCTGATATTCCTCAGTCCATTTTTTTCCCTCTTCGAGCGCCTGAGACATCGGTATGATCGCGCCGTCCGTTGTTTTGACGAATGTATCCGAACAGCTGTCGATTGCGGATGACAGCTTGTCGACATCGCCCTGAGACGCATTCATGAGTGCCAGGAATCCGGACATTGCATTCTTGCCCGCGATCGACTTAGCTGTGCTCGCCTGCTCTGCTTCGCTGAGATTTGAAAATGCTCCACGGCAGTCAGCCAGGATGTCGGACAGGTCTCTCATGGAGCCGTCAGCATTCGTGACCGCTACCGTCGTGTCACCGATTGCAAGTCCGCCGTCTTTTGCCGCGCCCGCCAGCTCGTTCATGATGGATCTGAGCGACGTACCGGCCTGAGAGCTCTTGATACCTGCATTCGCCATCAGTCCGATGGCTTCCGCCGTATCCTCTGCCGAGAATCCGAGAGCGCCGGCTACAGGGGCCGCATATTTGAAGGTCTCTCCCATCATTGAGACGTTCGTATTCGCGTTCGACGAGGCCGCCGCCAGAATGTCCGCGAAGTGTCCGGAATCTTCCGCTTTGAGCCCGAATGCTGTCAGAGCATCTGTTACGATGTCGGAAGTCGTTGCAAGGTCTTCTCCCGATGCCGCTGCAAGATTCATGACGCCGTCGATACCGTCGAGCATGTCATTTGTCTTCCAACCCGCCATCGCCATGTAAGACATGGCATCAGCCGCCTCAGATGCGGAAAACTTCGTCTGTGCGCCCATTTCCCGCGCTTTTCCACGGAGCTTATCTATATCATCCCCTGTCGCTCCGGATATAGCTGCTACGTTGCTCATGGAGCTGTCGAAGTCTGCCGTTGTCTTGACCGCTGCCGCTCCCACTCCTGCAACAACCGTCGTGACGCCCATCATTTTCTGTCCTGCTCCGGTTATAGCTCCACCGACCTTTTCCAGCTTCGAACCTGTCGCATCAAGAGCGGCAATCTTCTCGTTTGTTACAGCGGCCTCGTTCTGCAGTTTCTTCAGCTCCTGCTCCGTCTCGATGATCTCTCTTTGCAGTGCGTCATACTTATCCTGCCCGAGCGTTCCGCTCTCCAACTGTTCTTTTGCCTGCTTCTGCGCTTCCGTAAGAGATGCAAGCTTTTCCTTCGTGTTCGTTATGTTGTCAGCGAGCAGTCTCTGTTTCTGCGCTACAAGGTCCGTGTTCCCCGGATCGAGTTTCAGGAGCCTGTCTGTATCCTTGAGGGACTTCTGGACATTGGATAATTTCGAGTTGACACCGGACAGTGCCTTGTCGAGACCTGTCGTCGAGCCGTTTATCTCGACAGTGATTCCTTTTATATTTCGTCTTGCCATAAAATAAACAAGGCCGCATGTGCGGCCTTATCCTCCTGTCAAAAAAGCGTGATACTCTTTCTGTCCGGCCTTAATTGGATAATCATACGAATCGTTGGCCGATTCCGTTATTAGATCCCATACCATCCCTGTGGACATAAGGTCCATTTCGTCAGCGGATAGTCCGAGCTGTTTGCATCTGAGTAGATATGTTGCTGTTATCACTTCCCTGGTGGTATGGGGTTGCTTTTTTTTGCCTTTGCTGCCTGCTTCTCGTTGATGTTCCAGAGTTCCATGATCTCCGGCAGAATCTGGTAGATGGAGAACGTGTCGAATGTATCTATCCATTCCCACGGATCCGGATACTTCTCCCTGAACTCTATCTGCTCCTGTGTCAGCTTCGGCGTCGGCGCCAGTCCCTGATAAGCGAACAGGTAAGCGATTTTTACGAAATACTCATACACTTCCATCGGAAGCGTCGAGACGCTTACCACTGTGTCGCCGTTCTCATCCTTCTCCATTTTGTCCGCTGCCGATTCCAGCACCGACATGTCCTTCATGAAGTCGTGACCAGGGAAAATCATGTTGTACTGTATCGGTGAAAACGCCGATGCCTTGAACGTAATCGATTTACCTTCTATCTCAATCGTTTTTACCATCTGTAACCCTCTCTGCGTCAGGGCTCTGTCTGTTCAGCCGGCTCTGTCTGTTCAACCGCGCCTCCCGGAAGTGTGACACTTGTGAACCATGAACCCCACGTCTCCGCGTTCATAGACTTCGTGATGGCTGCCTTTACGATCTCGTGATCTTCGCCGTCAATCGTGACCGGGAGCGGGCTGGCCTTGCAAGTGATGCTCTCCTCATCCGGCTCTTTCTGGTTGTCTTTATTGTCGCCTGCGTCGTTCGCTCGGTTTGCGGTCACGTTGTAATAAATCCAGCGGATTCCTTCAACATCTCCCTTGAACTCGCCTACCAGAGCGAACGGAGCCGGTGTCGCATTGGCGTCCTCGTACTGGATACCCGTCGCCGGATCCACGACTTCGCCGAGCTGGTCGACCTTGAATTCGTCGGAAACCTTCACGAAGTTCAGCGTAATTTCATAGCCCGAATTGTTCGCAGCTACGATGTAATCGATTCCGTCAGCACGGATGACCGTCAAATCTCCCTGCGCTTCCGCTTCGAAGGATCTGATGCCCGGTTCCCTTACCGGTGTCTCTGAATATGTGATCGTTCCGTCATCGTTTCTTGTGCCCTTGAAGCGATAGCAGTTCTTTACATCATAATGGTATTTGTTTTTTCTATTGCTCATGCTCATATACCTCTAAATCTGCATATTGTAGTTGATTGCCCACATCTGGACTTCTTCCATATAGCTCGCCGTCCGCTTATACCTGAGTTCTTCTGCATCTAGTACCGCCCTTACGCTGTCCTCTTTTCTGCATACGTCCGTGTCTGAGTATATCCAGATATTCAGCTCTTTGATGTCCAGATAGTCGGACAGCCCGTCCGCGGCCCATGGAACCGGGGTAATCACGAATTCCATGAACGGCGGCGGAAGCACCTGCAGTTTCTTTCTGCTGATGTGGTCCGGGTGATCTCTGTCGAAGTAGATCCCCATCTCTCCGCACATGTCAGCCACTTCTTGCTTTGTCATTTCATCGCCCTTTCCATCTCTTCCATGAACAGCTTCTCGGTCTCATCATCAGAAGGAATGTGCGGGAATGCCCTGGCTGGCCTCGGTCCTCCGTGACCGTTCTGCAGGAGATGCGCTATCATGTACCGCTTTCTGTTGTAAACCGTCCGTCCGTACCCGCCGCGCCCGTTATCCGTCGTTTTCTGCGAGTTCCAGCCTTTTTTGTATCTCCCCGTTTTTACAGGTGCTCCGCGTTTGGTTATCGAGACAGTCTCTTTCGCGGTCCTGTCTACGGCAGTATGGAGAGCCTTATCCGTCAGGTCTCTGTGATCTTTCAGTATCTCTCCGACTGTCTGTGCGAACTGCTCCGGCTTTATGGTAACATCAGCCATCTACCTCACCCGCTTCCGGATACTCAAAAGGCGTCTCAGATAGAGACAGGAGCCAGCTCGCCGGCAATTTGGTGTCCTTGTACTGCTTCTGGACTACTTCATACTGGACACCCTCGATAATGAAGATGTCTCCCTGCTCTACCGCTGCCTCTTCCGGCACGAGTACCGCTTTGCTGATCTTCGTGCCTTCCGTCATTGCCTGCCAGAACCGCGTCGCGCCTACCGTCTGAGTGTCAAAATGAATCACTTCCTGACGGACGGATATGAGCCGTCTGTCTTCCGTGATCCAAGATGTTCCCCATCCGTCCGTATATGTCTGGAATTTGGAATCATGTCTCAGCATATCCCATCGCCTCCGCGTAAGCGTCTACGTCTGTCTGCAATTTTGCACTTGTAATCTCCACGGCAAAATCAACTCCGAATGTTTCCGTTGCCCCTGCTTCCGCCCTCAGGACGTACTCACACAGGAGTGCTCCGGATTCTGTCCCCGGACTACAGTCGGCGGCAGGATCGCAGTACTTTCTGATGTACTCGATTCCTGCTCCGATCTCGTTTTTCAGCCGTTTTTCTGTCGAGGCGTCAGGCGTGTAGGTGATGTGCAGGTTGTCTTTGACCATCTGCAGGATGTTATCACCGAATTTTATCATGCCCGTCTCCTTCCATTCTCAGATCAGGTCTGTTCTTTCGTCTTGACTGTTCCCTTCA